TCAGCGGTTTTCCCCCTTTGTCGTGCAGCCGCGTTGCAGCTGAATTGCAGCGGGCACCGGCGTCGGTTCAGACGTCAACGGCGCGACCCATTGCGCCAGGTGGTCGGCCGACAGGTGTGCATACCGCTGCACCATTTCCATCGTTTCCCATCCGCCCAGTTCCTTGAGCACCTGAAGCGGCGTGCCGCGCTGCACGTGCCAGCTTGCCCAGGTGTGGCGCAGGTCGTGCCAGCGGAAGTCGCACAGACCGGCGCGCTGCAACGCCTTGGCCCATGCCGCCGTGGCCGTCTGGTAGACCGGTTTGCCGTGATAGACGAACACGCTGTCCACGCATTCCGGCAACCGCGGGTTCGCGCGCTGGCGGCGCAGCACGGCGATCGCGGTGTCCGACAGCGGCACGGTGATCGCCTTTCGCGCCTTCGCCTGATCCGGATGGATCCAGGCGACGCGACGCGCGAGGTCGATTTGTGACCATTGGAGCCCCGTCACATTGGAACGGCGCAAGCCGGTCTCGAGACTGAAGCGCGCCATGTCGGCGAGATGCGCGGGCAACTCGGCGAGCAATCGCTCGGCCTCGACCGGCGTCAGCCAGCGGATGCGTTTCGAGACGACCTTCGCGCGCTTTGTGACGGGGGCACGCGCCAGCCATTCCCATTCGACGGCCGCGTTCAGCACGGCTTTCAGCACGCCGATCACGCGGCGCACGGTGGCGTCGCTGACGGCCCGGCCTGTTTCGACGACACCGTGCCGCGTGCGCACCGTACGCGGCTCCTGACGTTTGGCGAGCGCGATCGCATCGATGCGGCCGCGGTCGATATCGGCGAGTGCGACGCCGGACAGGTGCCGGTCGAGCCAGCGCAGATGGATCTTCGACGTTTCCAGGCTCGCGAGGCCCGATCGCTCGCCGACATAGCGGATGACCGCGTCGTTCCACGAATGGCGTGGCTTCGTCCCGAGCCGAGCCTGGTTCCACAGGTCGACCTTCAACCGGTCGTGGAATTCCTGGGCCTGCGCTTTGTCGCGGGTGCCAGTGCTTCCCTGTATCGGCGTTCCGCCGCCAGGGGGGTACAGCTTGTATTGCCAGTTCGGGCTGGTTTTCCGCTTGTAGAGCGACATGGGTTCGCTTCCTCTTGCTGATTGTTTTGCGTGACGCGCGGGAGCCATTCCCCGGCGAGGTAGCGCTGCAGCGCAACGATGGAAAAGATCCAGCGCTTGCCGACCTTGCGGCCGGGTAGCGCGCCGGCCTTGGCCTTCAGACGCACCGTTTCGGGATGCGCGCCGAGCAAGGCCGCCGCGCCGGACAGGTCGACGGTCGCCGGATTCGCGTCGTCGGCAGGCCGCGCGCCGGGTGGGCATGCAGCGCAACTCGTGGAGTGATGGGTCGCGTGTGAACGGTGCATAACACGTTGATATTCAAGGGTTTGGTTTGCCATCGGTCGCCATCATTCACACGTGGCGGTGGCACGGAACCCGTGGCACGAAATTGCGCCGTCGATCGCGACCGATGGCATCGCGTGTCCGACTCGTGGCGCGCGATTGCGGCCGGCCGTTGCGCCTTCCCGGTGCTCTTTCTTCTTTCTCTTCAATGAGTTGAAGAGAGAGAAAGAGGAGGGGGTGGCGGTTGGCGGGCAAACCGGACTCGTGGCAAAAACGGCACGACACGTGGCGAATCCGGGCAGATGCGCGGCGGCAGTTTCTTCAAGAATCAAGGACTTGAGAGCCGGCACCCCTGGCAACCGCGACTCGCGTGCGCTGCGTGACCGCTTCCCGCGACCCGCGCCGCGCGCCAGCCGGTGTGCTGAATCGCGGCTCATGCGCGGCCTCCGTGCAGCGCGTCGGTCGCCAGGTCCTCGCGCACCGACACGTGCAGGCCGAATGCCGCCAGGCGCTCGAGCGACACCGGCGTGAGATACGGCACGCGGCGCATGTAGATGCGGCGCTCGACCTCCTTCTCGCCGACCACGACACCGGCGTGCTTGAGCTGCGCCTTGAACACGCGATCGGACTTCACGGGCAGGCCGTTCCACTTGTCGCGCAGCGCGCTCGTGTGCGCGAGGTGATCCATCACGTGCCCGGTGCGCAGCAGCAGGCAGAATTCGCCGTCGACGGTGTCGAACGTGTATGGATGCTTGTAGTTGCCACCGTCGATTTCCGACAGCACCGTCTCCATGATCCAGACCCACGGCTCGCGGTCGGCGCTCGTTTCGGCGACGTGGCCGTTCATCTCGGCGAGCAGGTCGCGCGGGAAATCGCCTTCGCTCGGGTCCATGCCGGCGAACTCGCACAGGTAGCGCCAGGCCAGCCCGACCGCCGCGTAGTTGCCGGCCATGCGCCGTGCACCGTCGTCCTCGCCGCTGGCGCGGCAGCCGGCAAGTGCCTTGTCGCGCAACGTTGCGTACTGGTCCAGTGCCGCGCGCCGGTCGAGCCCGGTCAGGAATTCGAGCCATTGCCGCAGCGGGAAGCGCGGCAGGTCGTCAGGCAGGAGCGGCCCGCGCTTGCCGGTCAGTGTCGTGCGCACGAGCTTGCCGAGCAGGCTGCGCACCGGCACGTCCTCGCCGGCGAGCATCACGGGGGCGCACAGCAGGTATTCGGTCATGTCGGTGCCGCGCCGCGTCACCGTGTATTGATAGTTCTCCTGCAGCAATCCGACCGCCTTGTCGATCACATCCTGCCGGCGCGCCGACAGTTCTTCCCAGCCGACCGGGTGGCTCGTGTGACTGATGCTGGTCAGCAGCCGGAATTCGGTCTGCAGCGACTGCCCCGAGAACATCGTGAACGCGAGCGAGCGCTCGAGGCGCTTGATGAGCGTCGACTTGCCCGCGCCCTTGTTCGCCTGGATCGTCAGGTGCGGCCAGAAGCCGAGCAGCGCTTTCAGATGGCCGCCGAGCGCCCACACGAGCGGGATCGTCGCGGCGTTCTGCCGGAACGTCGTCTGGTAGGCCGAGATCACGCGGCGCGCGTCGCTCACCGGGCCGCCGGGGAACGTCAGGTTGTGATACGGGCACTGCTTGTCCGCTTCGGTGAAGTAGCAGTCGGGGCCTTCGTTGACGATCAGCCGGCCGTCGCGCCACGCGAGCCCGACGAAGTTCGCGGCGCGGCGCGCACCCAGGTCGGCGCCGCGCTCGAGGATGTTCACCATCCGCTTGAACGGCGCCGGCGCCCAGATCGGGCCGAACTTGCCCCATTGGTCGACGTTGTGCAGCTGGTCGTCGAGCATCACGCGGCGGATCAGCTGCGCACCGTGCCGCGGCGCCTGCACCGACACCGCGAAGTAGACGGTGGGCGCCTGGTCGGCGTCGCCCGTCATCGTCGACGTCGCGCTCGCGACGGCCACGCGGCTGATGCCGGCGATGCGAAAGCCGCACAGATCCGTCATCACGGGCGTGTCGACGCCCGATTCCTCGTTGCGATCCATCTTGGTGATGTAGCTCGTGAAATCCGGCCGCACGCGAAACCGCCAGTACTGCGCGAAATCGTGCGGTGGCAGGAAGATGCGCGGCCGGCCGCGGCGTGACGCGTCGCCGGGCAGGCCGGCGACCAGCCAGGGTTCGAGCTGGTCGAGCGCGCGCGCCAGGTCGGTCGGGCCGCGCAGTTGCAGGTAGTCGTTCACGTCGTTGATCGGTGTGCGCGCGGTGTCGCCGTCCGCCAGATCCGCGAGCCAGTCCGACTGGTCGACCAGCACGGCGCTGATGTCGAGTGCCGTCAGCCGTTCGTGGAGCGTCCATGCGGCCTCCGGGCCGGGGCGCTGCCCGGCGCGCGGATGGCCGTCCGCGAACGGCTCGTCGTTGTCCAGGCAGATCGTGACCTGCTTGCCGCGCAGGAACGCGAAGTCGATGCGCTCGGCGTTCGCGAGGCCGCGCAGCGCGAGCGCGGCCGTGCCGGGCAACGCGCAGGTATCGATCGACAGCGCGTTGATCGCGCTCTCGACGATGACCACGCGCTTCGCGCGGTCGAGCCGGCGCGCGTCGGCGGTCCACGCATAGCCGGCCTTGTCGCCCTGCGTCTGCGTCTTGACGCCGCCGTTGAGCGCGGGATCGACGTAGCGCATGTCGACCGCGACGACACGCGCATCGCCCGGCGCGCGCACCACGAACGCGGCGGCCGGGCCGCCGTGGCCGACCTCGCCGGCGGCGATCTTCGGGCTCGTCCACGTATTGAAGCCGAGGGTGCGCGCGGCGATCGCCGCGTCGATTGCCGCAGCGGCAATGCCGCGGCCGCCGAGGTAGTCGCGCACGCGCTCGCGCTCGGCCAGGCACCGGTCCGCGATGTACTCGACGGTCGATTTCTCGCGGCGCTCCGCCGGCGCCGGCCGCTCGGACGGGAGGCCGTACGCGTCGTGCAGATAGCGCACGGCATCGGCGACGGTGCCGCCGCGCGCGTGGATCACGAGATCGATGCAGGAGCCGCCGGCGTCGGCGCTGTGATCGCGCCAGCCGGTGCCGTATTTCGGGTGGTTCGCGTAGATCGACAGCGACGGGTTGCGATCCGCGTGCTGCGGCGAGTGATAGAGCGCACGGTCGCCGCCGCGGCCGCGCTTCAGGCCGAGACGGTCCGCCAGGTCGTGCAGGTCGATGTGTCGTTTCAGTTCGTCGATCGAGGCCATCGTCGTTATTGCTGTCGTTCAGGTTGTGCGGGCTGCGCGGAAGTGGCCGCCGTGGCCGGTGACGCGACGAGCGCGCGCAGCGCGGCGGCGGATTGCGGGAAGCCGAGCGCAAGGCGGTCGGCGAGCGCCAACACGAAGCAGCCGAGCGCGAGTTGTCGTGCAACGTGGTCGGGCGCGTGGTCGAAACACGGCATGTCGGCGGCCGCCGCGATGGCCGCCCGGAGCGCGACGTCGTGCGGTGCGGGATCGGCGTAGCGGTTCATGCGCGTGCCTCCGGGCCGCGGCTCGCACGGTTCGAGATCATGAGGAATCCTTTCAATGGCAAAAACAGTCCCTCGCGCCGTTCAGGCACGATGCGAGGGAAACGGGAGAAGGTGACGGGTTAGGGCGTCAGACGGGCAGCTCGAGCTGCGCGGCGAGGCGTTCGCGCACGTGCGGCGAGAGCGGCAGCTGCAACGACAGGTTCGGGATCGCGGACGGCGACAGCGTGCGCGCGAATTCCATGTTGACGACGTACGTGTGGCCGCATTCCGGATTCGAGCACTGGAACGTGATTTCGCGGAAGGTCAGCGACATTTCACGGCTGCTGCGCGCGGTGGCGCGCGTGCGGCAGTGCGGGCAGCGGTTCAGGATTCGCATGAGGGCTCACTCCGGGCTGAAGACTTCGAGCGGCCGGGCCGGGCGGGGAGCGTGCGTGCGATTCGGCTGCAGCACCGGCCGATCGGCGGATGGGCACGGGCACGCGCACGGCTCACAATCGGGGCTTCGGGCACATTCGAAAGCGGGGGACATGGAGGCGTTCCGGCTCAATGACGCGCGCTCCGGGAGCGGGGCGCCGTGATCGCGCGCAGATGGCTCGCGCCGAGGCGGATCAGCTCGCGCGCCATGCTCGAGATCGAGCGGTTGCGCTGCGCGGCGAGCTGTTCGAGTTCGCCGCGCTCGACAGGCGTCAGCCCCACGTAGACGGGTTTGTCCGACATCGTGCCGCGCGGCGAACGGCGCGGTCCTTTGGGAGTAGTCATGGTCGGTATACTTTGAGGAGATAGTCTTGCGTTAGATGAGGCTAGTGTAATGAGCAAAAAACGACGCGTCAATTGTTAATGGGTAATTTATGACACAAATCGGGAGTCGCTTGCGGGACGAGCGCTTGCGGATCGGGCTCAGCCAGGACGAGTTTGCGACCGTGGGTGGCGTCGCGAGACGCTCGCAGTCGGCGTACGAGTCGGACGAGCGCGCTCCCGACGCGGCTTATCTGCTGGCCATTCGCGCGATCGGCGTCGATATCGGTTACGTGCTGACCGGCGAGCGGTTCGCCGCCGGCGGGGCGGCGCCGGAGGCGGGCACCCGCGACTCGGACGAAGCCGACGTGCTCGCGATGTACCGGCAGCTCAACGACACCGGCAAGGCATCGCTGCATGCGTTCCTCGCCAGTTGCATCAATTCGGGGGCGATGGTGCAGGCCGCGACGCCGCGGCGCGCGAAACGCCTGCCGGAGAAGCGTCGCGCGGCGCTCGATCAGCGCACGGCCGAAAACGTCGATCGCGCGATGGCCGAGATCGAACGGCTGAAGGCCGAACGCGCGACGAAGCCGTCGAAGAAGTAAGCGTCTGGCGGGGCGGTGCCCCACGCCGCCATCAGGCACGTGTGCGCAGCACGCGTGGCCAACCGTTGCCCGATTCGGTCCGTTGCGTGTGCGACAGTCGGGGCGATCCCTCTCCTCGTTTTCCGTGTCGTGGCGGCGCCCTCGGCGCGCCGCACAAGGGCATCGGATAAAATCGGATGAAACACTGTATATCCATACAGTATTGGTTTAGCATTCTGAAAGCCGGTGAGCTGGCGGCGGGGCGTTCCGAGGCGCCCCGTCGTGTCAGGCGGCCCCCGGTTGATGACTGAGTTTGCGGAGACCGGAAAAATGGACACCAACAGGAAGCACGACAACGGGACGATCGGCGCGCCAGCACACACCGACCATCGCGCGGATGCGCGTGGATTGACGATGGGGCCGCCGCGGTATCGTTCGGACCTGACCGACGACGAGCGGGCTGATGCGCACGCGGCGATCGACAGCGCGATGCTGTCGGTCGGGCAGGTGCTCGAGGCCGCGCTGCAGGCGATGGCCAATCTGCGTGATGCGCGTGCCACCTTGCAGCAATGCGGCGACACGCGTGACCTGCGCATGACGCTCGGCGGCCGTCAGCAATCGAGCTGAACCGCTACCCAGTCTGATCCCCGCAGGCCGGCATTCGCTCCGGCCGCCGCAGCGAATCCGAGTTGCGCATCCTGCGTCTCGCCTCGCGCCCCATCCCACCGAAATCCTGAATTCGCCGCCGCGATCGACACCTTGCGATCGCGTATCGGGCATGGCGGCCCGTCGGCCGCCGGGCCGCCGGTCAGTGCTTGCCGGAGCGAGGCGTCTTCTTCTGCGTGTCGCGCACCTCGAGTTCGAGCGCGGTCGTGAACCCGCCGTCGCCGATCGTATGCGTTGCTTTCTTCACGAGCCACGGTGTGTCGTCGATGTCCGGCTTGAACCCGGTCACCGTGACGGGCATCTCGGGAAACAGCTCGGGCCGGCCGAGTGCGAGCGTGTAGCTCAGCGTGGACTGGCCGCGCTGGGTGCGCGCATATTCGGCTTGCGCGGCCGCGCGGGCCTCGGCCTCCGTCGCGTAATCGTCGGGCAGCACCTTGGCGTTCTTGCCCTTCGCATCGCCGACGACCACCGACAGCCGCCGCGCACTGCCGTTCGAATGATAGTGCGCGCGCACCGACGTGTAACTGTCGCGCTGCGCGACGTGATAACGATGCTGGTCACCGCTCGCGCGCGTGACGGCCAGCACGTCGAGCGTCTTGCCGCTGATCGTTTTGCCCGTACCGATCGGCGTGAACAACAGGTGCTTGTCCTTGACGGTCATCACCGCGTCGTAGCGCTTCGCGAGACGCGTCAGGAACGACATGTCGGACTCCTGCGTCTGGTCGACATGATCGATCCGCGTCGCGGCAAGCGTCGCGTCGACGGCTGCCGTGAGCCCGTAGCGCGCGGCGATGGTTCGCACGATTGCGCCGATCGTCTGCCGGTGCCAGCTTTTCTCCCGGCGTTCGTGCATGTCGTTGGTCATCGACGCCGAGCGTGCGCGGATCGTGATGACGTCCGGCGCGCCGCTGTGCTCGACTTCGTCGACCGTGAACGTACCCTTGTCGACGAGCGGTTCGCCGACCCATCCGATCGACAGCTTGATGCTGGCGCCGCGCTTCGGAATGGCGAACGTCCCCTCGGCATCGTCGAGCACCAGGTCGAGCATGTCCGCTTCGTCCGCGCGCGATTCCGACAGCGACAGGCTGATGAGGTTGGGCGCGATCAGGCGCGACAGGTCGCGGCCGTCGAGCGTGATGCGGTAGTCGGCCTGCGGCTGCGTACGTCCCGTGCGGACCTGCGCGTCAGCCGGCGTGCGTTCCTGCGTGCTCATTGCTCGGCCGCTCCGCTTTCGTCGTCCTGCGGCGCTTCGGCCAACACGCCATCATCGACGCGCTTCAGCGTCAGCGTGAATGCGATCTTGCGTGGAATGCCTTCTTTCGTGTGATACGTGGCCGTCTCGTTGAGGCTGTCGATGACATATGCGCCGTACACGTTACCGTTGCCATCGACGAGCACGTAGGCATCGCCGGCGTCGCCCATTCGTGCGAGCGCCTCGATCGAGGCGATCTCGCCGATGCCGTTGTCGGGCGCGACGATGCCGGTGAGCGTGATCGTGTCGTCGCCGGCGCCGGTGAACTGGCTTGCATCGCGCACGCCAATGCGCGAGCTGGTGCGATGCTTCCAGTTGCGCTGGCGCTGGAGTTCCTGGTAAGGCGTGGTCGCCAGGCTGAAAACGAACTGGTCGAGCGACATCATCATGGGCGGGTTTCCTCCAGCGGACAATCAATCGGACAGGCGCGACGCGGTGCGCGACGCCTTCGCGCGTTCGGTGCGTTCGAGTTCGGCGCGCACCATGCGGGCGATCTCGGCCGCATCGACGCCCGGCGGCGGCGCGATGTTGATGGTGACGGGGCCGGCCGGCGGCGCGGCGCTCGCCACGGTGGCCGGCGCCGTGAGCGGCGGGCGGTAGTCGAGCGACAGGTTGTAGCGTTCGAGCGGCGCGGCGGCGGCGACCGCGGGGCTTGCGGCAAACGCGGGCGGCCCGACCAGGGCGGCGGCGGTCGTGAGCGCGGCGGCGGTTCGCGTCATGCGGGCCGGGGTGCCGGTGGTGCCGCCTGCCGCGGTGCCGTCGGATGGGGTCGATGCCTGCATGCCGAGTTTTTCCTTGAGCCAGCCGACCGCCGAGCTGCCCAGGCCGCCGATCGTCTCCTTCAGCGCGCCGAGGCGATTCGTGATGCCGCCGACCAGGCCGGACACCATGCTGGCGCCGATTTCCTGGAAACGCGGGCCGAGATCGCCGAACCAGTCGCCGATGCCGCCGAGTGCGGCTTTCACCCACTCGACGGTGGCGTCCCATTTAGCGGCAATCCAGTCGCCGGCCGCGCCGAATGCGCCCTTGATGGTTTCCCACAGCGCGATGAATTTCGGGCCGAGCGTGTCCCAGTTCTGCCAGACGTAGACAGCGGCCGCGGCGATCAACCCGATGACGAGCAGCAGCGGATGCGCCATTGCGAGCCGGCCGAGCATCATCAATGCCTGCCCGACGAGCCTGAACGCGCCGGCCATCGACGTCGCGAAGCGCAGCACATTGACCGATCCAAGGATGTTGCCGAAAACGCTTGCCAGCGTGCCGACGACGGTGAGTGCGCCGCCCAGCGCCGCGAAGGTCGTGACGAGAATCCGGGTGGCCGTGCCGTGTTCGCGCACGAACCGGACGATCTTCTCGAGCATCGTGGCCGTGACGTCCAGCGCCGCGTTGTAGACCGGCGTGATTTTCTCGCCGATCTCGAGCTTCAGGTCGCGCAATTGCGCGAGCACGGCGAGCTCGCGGCCCGCGGTCGAATCCGCAGCCTTCGCCCGCATTCCGGTGATGCCGTCGGCGGCGGCGCTCTGTCTTTCGGTGTCGTGGATCTGCTCGCGTTGTTCGTACATCGTCGTGAGCAGGGTTACTGCGGCCTTGTCGGAGACCAGCTTCGCCAGCGCGGCTTTCACCTTGTCGGGCTGGGTGATGCCTTTCGCGGCGAGCTTCGGCAGCAGCACCTTTTCGAGCCATTCGAGCGGCGACGCCTGCAGCATGTCGCTGCCCGCCAGCGCACCCGGCTTGAGCCCGCGGATCGCGCCGTTCTTCGCATGCATGACCTGCTTCGGATCGACCAGGCCGAGCGCCGTCCACTGCCGTGCGGCGGGCGCGGTCATCTTGCCGTCGAAGAGGCTGCCGGACAGCGCGGCGAGGCCTTCGCCGGCCGCCTTGCCGCCGAGCTTCTCGACGAGTGGCTGCATCTGGTAATAGAACGCGTCCGTGCGCAACTTCCTGGCTGCGCCGCCCCCCGATTCGGCGAAGTTGTTCCATTCATCGCCGCTGACCTTGCCGCCGGTTGCCGTCTGCATCTTCTGCACGATGTTCGCTTCGGCGCCGAACGCGGCTTCGTTCTTCGTGCCGCCGCGCAGGTCGATGACCTTCAGCATGCCCATGAACTTGTCGACGTTCGCCTTGGCATCGTCCTTGCCGAACAGCGCCTCGTTCGCCGATTTCATGTTCGCGAGCATCGGCATCACGACGCGCGCGCGTTGCTCGTCACCGCCCAGCGCCGACAGTGATTCGCGCATCAGGGCCAGGTTGTCGACGAGCGACTGGCCGCCGATCTGCTGCGCGCGCGCGAATTTCACGGCGTCGGCCGATGCGCCCTGCGCACGCAGGCGCAGCGTTTCGCTCTCGGCCTGCTTCGCGACGTCGAGCGGTTCGGACAGCATGCCGAACATGCTCTTGCCGGCGCCCGTGATCGTCTTGCCGCGCTCCGCCCATTGCTTGCCCACGCCGCTCAGTGCGTCGATCTTCGCGCGCCTGGCGTCGGCGCGCTGGCGGCGCGTATCGTCGAACGCGAGCACGTCGGCCGTCATCTTCGCCTTGCGTCGCGCGCTGTTCGTGGCCAGCGCGAATTCATGCTGGTCGAGGTGGCGCGTGTCGATGCCCGCGCCGACGAGCTGCGTGCGCAGTTCGCGGATGCGCGCGACCTGCCTGCCTTGCGCGGCCGTCAAATCCGTGGCCGTGCGTTCCAGCTTGGCGAGGTCGTCGACCATCTGGCGCGACGGCGGACCGGACGCGCGCAGCGCCACGCGCAGCTCGCCGGCACGCAGCTTCGCTGTCTTGAGGTCGGTCGCGGTTTTCGCCACACCGCCGCGCAAGTCGCGAAACTCGCCGATGCGCTTCTGCGTCTTCGCCATGTCGTCCAGCTCGCGGCGGGTGGCTCGCAGCGAGTCGGCCAGCCCCTTGTTGCCGGTCAGCATCATTTGCAGGGGCTTAGTCATGTTGTCGACCATGTCGACCATGACGCGCAGTTTCGTGGTGTTGTCCATCGTCGATCGTTTCGCTCATTGGGCGCCGGCGCGCACTCGCGCGCGCTCGCGCCAGTCCATCAGCTCGGCCAGGCTGAAAGCGTCCATCACGGGCGGTGTCCAGCCGAACACCGTCGCGATGTCCGCCATCGGGTCTTCTATGCGGTCTGGGAGGCCAGTCGGGATTTCACGGCCTTCGGCATCAAAAAACCGGCGAAGATGCCCCCCAGTTGCACGAGGTCGGCCGGGTCGATGCCGGCGACGTCGGCTTCCGTCAGCATCGGCGAGCTGATGCGCGGCAGCACCTTCGACAGCGCGACGACATCGAGGCTGACGAGGTCGGACAGCGATACGCCGCGCAGCTCGCCCGATTTCGGTTTGCGCAGCGTGATCGACGTGATCGTCTGGTTGCCGCGCACGATCGGCGTGTCGAGCGTGTGGGTGGCCGGATCGTCCTGTTCGGGCGTTGCGATGGCGGCCACGGCGGACGCGTCGGCCTGCAGGTCGTTCGCGGCCGGTTCGGATTGGATCGGATTCATGGTGGTCCTGTCGTTGATCTGTCGGGAGGAAAGGCGGAGGCAGGCCCGGCCGGCGTAACCGGCCGGGTGGCGGATTACAGGCCGATCGCGTTGCGCAGCGCGGCGAACAGGTCGTTGCCGTTGACCTTCTCGATCATGTTGACGAAGTCGATCTCGATCACGTCCTGGCCGTTCACGGACAGCTTGTAGTAGCTGGCGACCGTCGTGACCTTGAACGCGGTGTCTTCCTTCGACTTCGCGGTGCCCGGGTCGATTTCGCTGTGGCGGCCGCGGATCACGATCTCGATCGCGTCGACGCTGGTCGAATCCTCGGATTGATAGCCGCCGGCGAAGCGCAGCAGCACGCCGTCGTGCTTCGTGATCGCGTACTGGCCGAGCACGGAGCGCATGAAGCCGCCGCAGGTCCATTCGAGCTGGATCCCTTCCTGCCCGAAGTCGACCTTGATCGGGCCGCTCATGCCGCCGCCCTGGTAGTCCTCCATCTTGCGCGTGAGCTTCGGCAGCGTGACTTCGACAACCTGACCGACGAAGTTCTCGCCGTTCTGGAACAGGTTGAATCCCTTGAGTTTGCGAGGCATACCCATCGTGTGTGACTCCTGGTGAGGCCGGTCGTTACGCGCTCACGCGCGCGGCGAAATCGGCGAGATAACGGTCGGTGATGCGCTGGCGCAGCATCAGGTTTTCGAGCGGCGGAACCGGCGTGTATTCGTAGTCGAGATACGCCTTGCCGGACTTCAGCACGTCGGTCGTGTTCGGCTCCGGGTCGTACCAGGCCGAGCCGCCGATCAGGTAGCCCTGCGAGATCCATTCGCGGAACTTGGCGTTGATCGTTTCGATGATGTCGCGCGGCAGCGACGGGTTGAGCGGGCCGTCGATGATGGCCATCTGCGCTTCGGCGATCGAATCGGCGATGACTTGCGCGGTGCGCGTGTAGTTCTCGAACGCGAACAGCGGATCGTCCGAGCACGTGCGCGAACCCCAGAAGCGGAAGCCGTTGCGGTTCACGAGCGTCGTCACGTCCTGTTCGTTCAGGAACCCCGCGTCCGTCGCCGGATCCTGCAGGTCCCACGACACGTCGGCGCTGATGCCGGTGACGCCGTTCACGCCGACGTTCGACAGCGTCTTGTGCCAGCCCGTGTCGTTGTCGATCTTCGCGCGCAGGCCGGCCGCATACGCGGTGGCCGGCACGACGACGGTCGTGTTGATCGTGTCGTCCCACGCGAGGAAGTCCGGCCAGACCACCATCAGCTCGCGCTGGCTGAACTGCTTGCGGTACGTGACGGCTTCTTCCTTCGTCTTGCAGCCGTTGGCCGAGACGTAGGCGAACGCGCGCAGCGATTGCGCGACCGACGCGAGCGCGGCGGCGACGGGTTGCGTGTCGAGGCCCGGCGTCGCGAGGATGCGCGGCTTCACGCCGAAGCGCGCCTGCGCGCCGAGCAGCGCCTTCATGCCGGTGTACTTGCCGTCGGCGGTGACGCTGCCGATCACGTTGGTTTCCGTCTCGGCGGCGTCCTTGCCTTCGGCGACGCGCACGACGATCGTGACGGGCTTGGTCTGCCGGCCGATCGCATCGAGCGTGCGGCGCAGCGTGCCTTTGGTGCCGGCCTTGCCGAGTGCGGCGACGACGTTGGTCAGCAGGACCGGCGTGTCGAGCGGGAAGGCGGTGGCGTCGGCGTCGGACGCCGTGCAGACGATGCCGACGACGGCCGTCGACACGGTGCGGATCGGGCGCGAGCCCTCGTTGATTTCGATGACGCGTACGCCGTGGTGGTAATCCTGCGGCATGGTGTGTGGCTCCTGTGTGTGCAGATGAAAGAGAACGGGAGGAATCCCGTGCGGATCAGGCCGCGGGGTCCGCGACCGGAGCTGCGGGTGCGCTCGGCTCGGCCGGAGGCGGGGGCGGCGGCGGTACATACGGCGCCGGCGTTGCCGGCCACGTCACCGCATCGGGGAACGTGTCCGCCTGGATGACCGACACGAGCGCCATCTGGTAGGCCGACCAGGCCTTGAAGTAGTAGACGCCTTCGTCATCGAGCAGCCCCGCCGCATAGGCATCGGCCTTGCCGGCATTGGCCTTGCGCGCGGCTTCCAGCCGGCGCTCGAACTCGGTCATCGCGGCGTCGCGCTTTTCCTGTTCGAGCAGCGCCGCCGGGACGGCCCACGCGCCGTTGATCCATGCGTGGCGCGGTGACGGTTGCGGCTCGGTCGTCAGGCCGAGTTCGTCGGGCGTCTTGCCGGCGGTCGCGATTTCGACGGCTTCGCCGGTATCGGTGCGATAGCAAAGGCGGCCGCGGAAGTCCGGCAACAGGGCCCACGCGCCGTCGCGGTAGAACGGCCAGGTCGTCGGCGTGCGCGCCGGCGGTTGGTCGAACGTTGCCCATGACGGCACGAGCCAGCGGTCGGGGTTGCGCGGGTCGGCGTCGGGCTGGCCGCTGCTCAGGTATTCGCCGTTGGATTGGCTGTAGTGGTGGATCAGCATGTTTCGTTATCCAGAGTTAGTAGGCGCGGATCATGGCGAGCAGCGCGATGTTGCGCGGCCGTGCTTCGTTGCTGCCGTCACCGTTGACGGTGATGGCGTGGCTGTGGCGACCGGCGCCGCCGATGCCGACGTTGTGGCCGTGGTTGCCGGCTTCGCTGAGCCAGATGCCGGTGCCGGCACCCTCGGTGCCGTGCATGTCCTGCCGGTCCCAGTTGTACGGGCCCCAGCCTTGGCCGTAGGAGGTGGCGACGACGCCGACGCGCCCCATCCGGACACCGTGCGCGTGGCCAGGATCATTGACGCCGTGGCCGTGCTGTCCCTGCCCGTCGGTCCAGGCCGAGTGCGCGTGATCGCCGACTTCGCTCGCGCTTGCGCCGTGGCCGTGCCATCGGTTCGCGCTGTCCTGCCACGAGCCGAGTATTCGATTGGTATCGATACCGCGTGCGTCGTCCCAGCAGCGGATGTGCTCGCCGCGCAGTTCGGGGAGGCGGAATGTCGTCGTGCCGTTACCGTGCGAGAAGCTGCCCCACAGGGCTTTCTGCCATTCATCCTCCGTCACCAGTGCGCCGCTGGCCTGTGCGTACGCCCACAATGCGGGATAGTCGGCGCGATTGACGAGCGCGCCGTTGGCCTTGAGGAACCCCGTGCGTACCGACGTACGAGGTTCGAAGACGATCTGGCCGATGGAGTTCGTCGATAGAGCGGCCAGCACCCATTCGGTAGTAGCGAGCGCCGTTGACCGGTCGCCTGCCGCGGGTGTAGGGCCCTGCACGGGCGTTTTGAAGACAGTGCCTCCGGGCGTGAACGATGCCTGCGCGACCGAGTTGCACGTGACGCCGAACGACCCATCGTTGATGTGGTACAGGCCGGTGTCCGGTGCGCCGTCGTTGATGAACGTGAGGGACGGTGCTTGCGCGCTGCCTTCCGACAGGTAAATCCGCTTGCCCGGATCGAACCAGAGATCACCTGTCATCGTGCCGCCCTTCGTGCGATCGAGCGGCGTCAGGTTTCCGGTGTGCCATGCCGGCTTGCCATCGATGCGGAAGGTGTGGTCATCGGTGTGATACGCGAACGAGCCGTTGTTTGCGCCCCACCAGCCAACCGCCTTGTCGTTGCCAAAGAGGTAGCCATCGATGGGGCCGATGCGCAGGCGTCCTTCGTATGGGCCATTGCCGAGAGCCAACTCACCACGAATGCTGGTGTTGCCGCCGATCGATGTGCCGGCTCCCTGATCGTCGATAGTGACGCGACCGGTCGCGAGGTTCAGCGTGAACGGCCGGTAGTCGTTGAACGTGCCCTCCGGATCACCTTTCTTCGTCGACAGCAGATAGACGTTCACGCCGTCGTTGCGCCAGAACGCACCGTAGTCGCCGTAGACCGTTCGGAAATTCGCGCCACCGGTGTCCAGTTCACGCGAGGTCACGCCACCCTTGAACGTGGCGCTCCCCCCTGCCTGAACCGCATTGCGACCGTCATCACCGACATCACCGACGAGCAGGCGCTTCGCCACCGAGAACGCCTGCGTGCCGCGGCTGACACGAAACGCGGGGAACTGCGTGACACCGTCGTCCGCGAACGCATTCACGCCGAAATCGTTGCCGCCGTTGCCTCCGGTTGCCGCGCCGTCCCGCTTGAACATCGACCAGCGGATCTTGCCGCCGTCAGTGAAGAACAGCGTCGAGAAATTGCCGGCGCCACCGTCGATCGAGGCAGCCTTCGCATAGCTCGTACCTTCCGCAACGGTGTCGCCGCCGACACGCAGTCGCGAATTCCCGTCGTCGTTCTTGACGTCGCCAACCAGCACGCGGCCGCCGTAGCCGATGCGCAGGGCGCGCGCCTGGTTCGCGTCGGTCTCGGCGTCGTTGGCGGTCTTGTTGAGCCACAGATCGACGTACTCGCGGCCCCAGGCACCGCTGTCGAAACCGGAGCGGATCGTTGCGATGAGGCGCGACCCTGTATCCGGATTGTTGCCGCTGAACGTGCCATGCAGGCGCACGCGGCCTTCGCGACCGTTCTTGCCGGTCGGCGGACGAATCGACACGTGCGCGGTATCAGGACCCGCATCGAATTCCGTGACGACCGGGCCGGTGAACTTCGCGCCGGTCAGCGCCGCGTATCGCGACGCGGCGGTCTTCGGCGTCAGCACGCGCGTATCGTCGGTGCCGGTGTTCACTTCTCCCTGCGTCGCCAGCTCGACCACGCCCTGCCGCTCCGTCGTCGCCGGCGGATTCAGGAACGATGCGTCGCCGAACACGAGCTTCGTCGCGTCGATCGTCGCGAACTGCATGTCGGTCGACAGCAGCAGTAACGCGGCCGGCGACTTCTCCATGATCGGCGTCGTCTGGCCGTATGCGGCCAGGAGCACGCCGTTCTCAAGGTAGAGGCCGAATCCGTGGAGCGAATACTGGTCCGCCGAGTCGTCCTTCAGCGTCGTGTGGATCGTGTCCGGCGCGACGTTGGCGCCGCCGAAGGACTTGATCCGTTTCAGCTCGTTCGGCAGTTTCGTGAGCCCCTTGTCGGCGACGAACGGCGCGTTCGCCAGGCCGATTTCCACGACCTGGTGGGCGTTCGTGCCGCCGTTGCCGGCGGCGACGAGTGCGGCACGGCCGGCGTCGGTGATGATGATCTGGGTTGCCATGTGCGATCAGTAGTCGGTGAGGTTCAGGCGGCGATAGGCCGCCACGCGCGCGGCGGCGCCGATCAGTTGTCGGCCCCGCATCTCGAAGCCCTGCGTGAACGTGTAATGCGCCCGCACGGGTTTGGTGCGATCGATTTCCGCGAGGATGTCGGCCACGTATTCGGCGGTCGGCGGCTGGCCTTCCTGGCCGCTGACCGTCATCACGAGGTCGAACGTGCCGGGCCGGCCCGGCGGGCGCTGCTCGAACCATTCGCGCAGGACGATGTTTCCGCCGAAGGCCGCGACGACCTCGCGCACCGACGCGGCGGTGCCCTTGCGACGGGCGATCGGAATCGCCTGGCCGGCGCGGGCGCGCTTCACGTACTCGGGCCAGTAGTCCTTCCATGCGTCGACGCCGAGGTGCCAGGCGAGCCACGGCAGCAGGTCGGAGCGGATCGTGTCCGGATTCATCAGCGTCGCGAGCGGCGTCGGCACGTCGTCGATGCGGGCATTCGTCGCGGCAAGCCGGCGTTCGAGCCGCGACGCATTCGGCGGCAGGATGTCAATCATTGCTGTACACCCCGCCGTCGATCAGCTCGATCCCGGTGCAATAGGGCGCCTGCTGTTTCGTCGCCGGCAGGCCGGCGAGCGGGCTTTCGAGGATCACCTTCTGCACGCCGGCCGCGCGGGCAGCCGCGTAGATCCCGTCGAGCGTGACTTCCATCCCGAGGCGGTGCATCGATTCGGTGTACTTCTTCATCGCGCGGTTGGCTTCGGCGAGCGCCACCGCGCGATCCGGGCCGGCGAAGAACACCAGCCGCGCGCGCACCTGGTAGCGCAGGATGTCCGCGCCGCGCACGGTGACCTGGTCGGTGAGCGGCCGCACGTCGTCGGCCTGCAGCGCAGCGGCCACGGCGTCGATCAGCGCCTTGTCGGCGGTGCCGTCGCCGTCGCGCGCCAGCACCGTGACGAGCACTTCGCACGGTGCCGGGCTGATCGCCGACGCGTCGAGCACGCGGCCGTCCGCATTGCGTGCGTGCGAGACGTACGCGCCTTCGGGGCCCGCGACGGAGAAGCTTTGCGGTGCGAGCTGCGTACGGGCGCGCAGGTCGGTATCGCTTTCCATGACCGGCGCGACGCCGTGTTCCGGATCGGCGGGCGAGATCGTCAGGCGCCGGATGCCGAACAGCGCCGCGAGGTTGTCGAGGTCCGCGCCGACCGCATAGGCGAGCATCACGGCGCGCGCAGCGTCGTTCACGCGCTGCCGCAGCACGATTTCGCGGTAGGTGTTTTCCTGCAGCAGCTTCACGAGTGGCTCCGATTCGAGCGCCAGCGTCGCGGCGATCTCGGCCTGCTCGGCAGCCGGGTAGAGCGACACGAGCCGTGCCTTGCGCACGGCAAGCAGCGTCTCGTAGTCGATCGTGTCGACGACGTCGGGCGACGGCAGTTGCGAGAGGTCGATCGGCGTCACGCTCATGCCGTGCCTCCGTGCGTGACCGGCACGCGAGTCGATACGGCGGTGCCGCTTTCGTTGGTCCAGCCTTCGATGTCGAGATAGAGCGAGCCGGCAGCCGCGTTCGCGTCGTCCGCGGCGAGCACGACGCGGGTGAGCGTCAGGCGCGGTTCCCAGCGCATGAGCGCCGTCGCGACGGCCGCATAGAGCCGCGTGCGCACGGTGCCGTTGCCAGGCGCGTCGATCAGGTCCGGCAATTCGGAGCCGAACGTACGGCGCTTCACGCACGACGCGAGCGGCGTCGTGACGATTCTGCCGATCGACTGGTAGAAATGGTCCAGGCCCGAGATCGAGCGGCCAGTGTTCGCGTTCATGCCTTTCATTGCGGTGCGCTCACGAGTTGTCCATCGCCTTGTTCGCGATGCGTGTGATGCGGGAGGCTGATGCCCTGGGATTTCACTTCACGCGTGAAGGTGGCCGCGCCGTCGATCTGCATCGTGGCGCCGCCGCCGGCGCCGCCCGTGCCGGTCATGCCGGATTCGAACGCGAACGGCCCCTTGACCGTCATCGCGCCGGTGCAGGTCGTCTGCTGCGCGTCGAACGTGATGCGCTCGGCCTGCACGGTCGCGTCCCGGGTCTGTACGACGACCGATCCCGGCGCGACGACACGGAGGGTCGCGCCGGCCGGCAGCTCGGCCGTGAGCGCATGCGCCGCGTGGTCGTACGTGATGCTTGCGCCGTCGGGATAGACGCGCGCATGGGTATCCGGGCTCGAAGCCGGCGCAGGCGCGGCATTCGAATAGACGCCGCGCAGCGCGACGCCTTGCGCCGGGTCACCCATCGGGCAGAGCAGCACGACCTGTTCGCCGGGCGTCGGCGGCAGCCATTCGCGGGTCCCGCCGGCGGTGCCCGCGACCCACGGAATCCAGTTGGTTTGCAGTCCGCTGCCGTCGGCATCGGCGTCGCCGACCGAGACACGGCACAACGCCGCCGCATGGTCGACCGCGAGGATCGTTCCCTTGCGCACCGCGTTGCGTGCCTGTCGTTGAATTTCATTTGCGTCCATGCAGTCATGGTGACGGTCGGCTGGTCGCGGCGCGAGTGATGGCCTGTGTCGTCGCGACGACGACAGCGCGTACCGGGTGCCGGCACGAAGACGCGCATCGACAATTGCTGCACCGGTCGGCGCGAGGATGGAGTCGTGCGCCTTCGTGACGTCGTCACGAGGTTTGAATGTGTGTGCCGATCGACGTCGGGAAGCAGGGCGATGAGCTGGGTATGCGATGGAGCGTGTGGCGAGGTGGTCTGAACGGATGCCGCGTGAATGGCGGGACCCGCGCTCCGCAGGGATGTCGCATGGGTGCTTGTCGCGGGCCGCGCATGGGCGTGCCGTCGCCGGCGAAGGCCGGTTCGACAGGAAGGGATGACGAGCTGATCCGCGTGCGATCGGGCGGTGCGGTTTCGCCTAGCGGCGAGACGAGGTGGCCGGCTGCGGCGCGCAGCCGTGGGAGAGGCGAACGACGCGGTGTGCGGGAGGGCGGGCCGGTGCCCGCCGGGCTCAGCGGATCTGCGGCAGCGCGACCCACGTCAGGGTATCGGCCGGATCGACCTTGGTGTCGTCGACATGCGTGATCTCGTGCCGGCCGTCAGGCCCGGTCGTCACGGCGACGCTTTCCGTCAGCGCCAGCCGGATCGACAGGTCGACGGCAGCCTGGTCGCGGATGCCGACCTCGAAGGTGATGCCGCTCGCGCGCGCGGCCGGGTTCGTCACGAGATCCGGCTGGTTCGCACGCACCCATTCGACCAGTGCGACGAACACGGGATCGGTGTCGCCGGAAAAATTCGTCGCGAGCACGTGGGCCGTGTACCGGTATTCGAACGAGGGCGTCAGCGTGCCGGTCGTCGCGATCGACCCCTGCTCGACGAGTACGGACAGCGCGCCCGGTTCGGCGGCGAGCGACGGGATGGCGGCGGCGAGCGCCTGCCGCAGGCTGTCCGGCTTAATCATGCGGATGGGCTCCATGGTCGGGGGTGGGCGTGCCGGCCTGGCATGCCGCGATCATGTCGACGGTGGCCGCGCATGTCGCCCAGGCCGCCTTGACGAGGGTGAGCGCGCCGTCGAGGTCACCGTTGGTGCGGGGCGCGAGCATCGGCAGCGTGCACGGTTTCACCGTCTGGCACGTGTTCGACATAATCGTCGGCGCCGGTGAGAGCGGGACTGGCTTGCAGGCGGACAACGTCGTCAGGCAGAGGAGTGTCAGCCCAAGCGCGAAGCGTGGCGTTTTCATCGGTCAATCTCCGGTTTTCAAGTCGAATGGCGTCGAGCTTCGACGCGATCGCGGTATGCGCGCGATCGAGCCGTGCCTGCTGTTGGGCGTGCGCGGCGGCGTCCTGCCGCATGCGCGCAATGACGTCGTCGCGCGCGGCAAGCGCCTGTTGCGCATCGGCTCGCTGCTGCTGCGCGATGGCCAGGTCGGCACGCAGCGCATGCAGGTACAGCGCTGCCGCGACGCATGCGGACAGCGCGACGGCGCAGGCGGCGAATTTCGCGACGAGCCCGTTCATGTGCCGGTCGTGGCGTTGGCCGAACCCGATGCCGCACCGGCCGAGGGGCGTATCGGCGCATAGCGGTCGTAGGCGCGCGCGAGCTTCACGTCGTAGAGGTTCGTCGCGTAGTCGGGCCCGTTGTACGCGCGGGCGAAAGCGGCCCACTGGCGTGCACCGAGCGCGCGGCGCAGCGCGTCGTCGGCCGCGATGTAACGGACGAACGCGTCGAGGTGCTGTGCTTCGCCGGTTTCCATGCATGCGACGAATTCGTCGATGGACGCGTAGCCGAGGCGCAGCCAGTGATAGCCCATCACCTGGAACGAGCCCCAGCTCGCGGATTCCCACGCGGCGCCGGCATCGATCGCCTCGGCCGCGGCGAGGCGCGTGTATTCCGCGGCGCTGCCGCGATAGCCGCCGCGCGTGCACGACACGATGTCTGGCTGACGGGCAGCGAACGGCGCCGGGTCGATGCCGCGCGCCTGCAGCCGCTTCCAGAACACATGGCGCTCGAACAGGATGACGGGCCGGCCGTCGGGCAGGAAGCCGGCGCCGCGCGACTCGACTTCGTTGACCGCCCGAACGCACGCAAGCGGCACGTCGAGCGTGCGCGCGGTGCGTTCGAGGTCGGCGAGCGCGAGATGTTTCGGATCGCGTTGGCCGGTGGCCAATGCGGCAAGGGTCTTCGGGCCGGCGATGCCGTCGTCGACGAGGCCGGTCCCGCGTTGCAGCGCGATGACGGCGGCTTCGGTCGCCGCGTCATAGCAGTGCGTGACCTGTACCGCGTAACCGGCGCGAATCAGTCTGCGTTGCAGCAGGCCCACGTCGTCGCCGTGGTCGCCGAGGCGGCGGGTCTTCATGATTCATTCGCTCCTCAGGAGGCGTGCGACATTGCCGCGCGTGCCGCAGACGAACGTCGCGAGGAATACCGAGGTGGCCGCGTCGAAGAAGCCGACGGAGCCCGCATGCAGCAGCAGTTCGATCGATGCGCCGCCGGCGACGGCGACGAGACTCCATGCGAACCACGATGCGTGGCGCCGGTGCCGCGCGCCGTTGCGTCGATAGGTGAGCACGCGTACGAGCACGGCGACGTGCGCGGAGAGTGCGATCAGCGCGAGCGGGAGAGGCATGTCATCCCCCTTTGCGGAACAGCGAGAGCAGGTCCAGCGTCTTGACCCGCTCGATCAGTTGCAGCGTGACGGTAATGACGAGCGCGGCCGCGAAGAACGCGGCGACGCCCGTCGAATGGATCGGCGTGGCGCCGACGATTTCGGGTGCGGCGAGGTAGCCCATCACGAGCGAGATCAGCAGGTAGGCGGCACGCCGCGCGACACCGATCTCCTTCGATGTGACGACCACGAGCGCGGCGCCCGTGAACGCGCCGATCAGCGCGTTGCCGTCGATGCCGGGCGCGAGCCCGGCGACGCCGAGCGCGGCGGACAGCATGGCGGCGGTGGTGAGGTTCGGTTCGGCCATGAAGGCGATTCCAGGGTCAGTCAAACAGTTGCAGCAACGGCCGTGCGCTCGTCACGGTGTCGAGCGGCGGCAGGTAGACGGGCGTGCCGGCGGGCAGGACGACGCCGAGGCTGGCGAGCCCGGTGTTCGCTTCCAGCACGGTCTCGACGGTGCCGTCGGTCCGACCGTAGTGACGCCAGCACAGCGCGTCGACCGTGTCGCCCTGCAAGGTGCGCGCGATCATGGCTGGTCCCTCCGGTGCTGAAGGGGCCGGCTGTCGGTGGCGCTGCCGGCCGGCGCGCTGCGCGGGGGAGTCGATGTCGTGCTGCTTGCCATGGCGAGGTCTCGAGCCGTGAGGCAGTGAAGATGGTTGTCATGGTCGAGCTTCGCGGGGCGGGGTTCAACGAGATGCGTGCGTGATCCGTCCGGACACGCAGCGCGGCGCGTGTCGCGGCGCGCATCGCGCTTTACGCTTCACGGACTGGCGCGGGATGTTCGCGGGCGGGTGCCGTGCGCGCCTTGCAGCGGAATTGCAGCCTGGGTGAACCGGGCTGGCCTTGAGTGATCTTGTGCAGCCTTGGTTTTGCCTGGAGGGAGGCGCGCGGAGCCTTGCCGGGCAAGGGGCGGGCAGGCGTAGGTAAAACTCCGAAGGCAGGGGTTGCTGGTTCGATCCCAGCCGCCGCCGCTGTCGCTACCTGACGGCTCCGGGCGGCTGTGCCGCGCCGCCTCACCGCCGTGCGAGAATCTCCCGCAACGACAACTCAAGCGTCGATCGCGGCGGCCGTCCGCGCATCACGCCGACTCCCGATGGCAGCCCTTCCGTCTACCCCGACCGCGGTCGATGCGCGCGCGCTGACCGATGCGCAACAGGCGCTGCTCGCGCGTCTGCACGCCTATTCCCCCGACGATCCACGCGCGCCGCTGCCGTACAGCCGGCGCCTCGCCGAAGCCGAAGGCTGGTCGCATGCCCACGCGCTGGCCGTGATCGACGAATACAAGCGCTTCGCGTTTCTCGCGCAGGCGGCCGGGCATCCGGTCACACCGTCGGTCGCGGTCGATGTCGCATGGCATTTCCACCTGCAGTACACGCTCGAATACTGGGACGTCTTCTGCGCCGGCGTGCTGCGCGCGCGGCTGCATCACATGCCCGGTACGGGCGCGCCGGACGAGGGCGCCGTGTATGCGCGGCGCTATCGCGACACGCTCGACAGCTATCGCCGGATGTTCGGCCACGAGCCGCCGGAGTCGATCTGGCCGCGCCCGGTCGATCGGCCGGCCGAAGCGGCGGCGCCGCAGGCAGACGAGCCGGCCGCCGCTGCGCCGCGCCGCGCGTTGGGCATCCGGTTGCCGAAACTCGCGTGGCCGGCGGCCGCCGCAAGCGTCGCCGCGACCTGCGCATCGGCGCAGGACTTCAACGTGCTGGATTACACGGGGCCGCGGTTTCTCGCGTTCTACATTCCGGTCTGCATCGCCGCGCTGCTGCTGATCGGGCTCCTGCAACAGATCGAATACCGATGCCGGCGCAGGCGCGCATTCCCATCGGACCTGACTGCCGAGGAGGCCGCGTACCTCGCCGGCGACGCGTCGCGAGTCGTGCAGGTCGCGACGCTTTCGCTCGTCCACGCGGGCGCGATCGATCTGACGATGGCCGGACGGCTGGGTGGGCGCGTGCGGCTCATCGACGCGACTCGGGCGGGTGCGTACGCGGACGCATGCGAATGGCTGGCCGGGCAGCCTGACGGGGAGGCCAGCTTCAGCGCATTCCGCCAGCTGCTGGCACGTCACGCTGCCGAGCACGCGAAATCGTTGCGCGCGCGTGGCTGCTTCTGGGCGCCGGGCGACCTGCGGACGGCGCGCATGGCCGCACGCGCGATTGCGCTGCTGGTGCTCGGCACGGGCGCGGCGAAACTGGCGGTCGGGCTGAGCCGGGGGCGGCCGGTTCTGTTGCTCGTCATCGGCATGGCGGCATTCGCGATTGCGTACCGCATCATCGTGGGGCGGCTGACCGGATTCGGGCGGCCTGGCCTGACGGTGGGCGGGCAGGCGTCGCTCGCCGCGCGGCGGACCGTGCGCAGCGACGATCACGACGGGCCGGACGCATTGCTGTGGACCGCCGCGCTGTTCGGCGCGGGCGCCCTGGCCGGCACCGCATGGCCGCGCATTCGATGGTGCTGATGGAGCCGCCGCCGTTGGCGCCGGCCGCCGCGCGGGCGGGCGGATCGACCGGTTCCTCCTACGGTTCGAGCGACTCGTCGTCGAGCTGCAGTTCGTCGAGTTCGTGCAACTCCAGCTCCTGCAGTTCGAGCAGTTGCGGCGGATGCTCGTCGAGCAACTGAGCGCGCCCGGTCACGAAGGCACGATGGGGACCGGGCGCCTTCGTCAATCGATCGCCGCATCCGCGGCGGTCGTCTCCTGAATATCGTCTCCGGCTTCGGTGTCCGCGGCGTCGATGATCGTGAACCAGTCGAACGCCGGCATCGCGGCGAGCTGGTCGGCCGTGGCCGCATACTCGTGCGGCGTGGCCCGCAGGTAACGCAGCCGGTCCGTCCACTCGGGCAGCGGGTCGGGCGACGTCGTCAGCACCACGTTCAGCAGATCCTGTTCGGCGCGTGCCGCGACGATCCGCAGCGCGGCCTGCACACGCTCGACGTCGCCGGCGGCGTCGAGGATCAGCACGCCCGGAATCGGCGCTTCGCGCGGCGGCAACTGCACGGCCGTGCCCTGACGTTCGACGCACAACCGGTAAAGTTCGCGATGCAGCGGCAGTTGCGCCTGCAGCGCGTCGCGCTTGCGCACGCGTGCCTGCGCGGTGCGGGCCAGCCGCCGGCGCAGTGCGGGTTGCGTGACCAGGCGGTCGATCGCGTCGTCCCACGCGTGCGGGTCGTCGCCGGCAAGCAGTACGTCGTCGCCGTCGTTCAGGCCGATGCGAAGCGCCGGCAGGTCGCTCGCCACCACGGCGATGCCGGCGGCCGCGAATTCCTGTCGCCGGATGGCGCTGGCCGCGTTGTCATCGGCATCGGCGAGCGGCATCAACGCGATGTCCCAGTCCAGCACGCGTAACTGCTGCGCATACGCGCGATACGCATCGGGTGCGGGCAGGAAGGAGGCTGCCGGATGGTCCGCCCAGCCGGCGGGCGCGTGCGTGCCGAAGAACTGCACGGCGACGCGGCCGGCGTGGCGCGCGCAGACCGCGCGCAGCGCGGCGTCCACGCGTGCGAAGTTGGCCGGCCGCAACGCGTCGCCCGCGACGCCGATGGTCACGCGATCCGCCGCACGGGCCGGCACCGGCCGCAGGAACAGGTCGAGATCGACGCCGTCGGGCAGCACGAACACGCGCGGGTTCCACGGCCGGTAGCGGTGCGCGAGATCCGGCGTCGGGACGACGACAGCGCTGGCGTTGCCGAGCGTATACGCGATGCCCGTCCACGCCGGATCGTCCGGCGCCGCGGGCGGCGGGCAGTCGGTCGCATAAATCACCGGCTTGTCGAATTTGAAGATCGCGCGCAGGCCGTCGAGCGACAGCCGGCCCGGCGTGTGGCGATCGAGCAGCACGGCGTCCGCCGTGGCGATCGCGGTACCGTCGGCCATGCCCCAGACGAATTCCCAATCGTTGCTGAGCCGCGCGAACGGCAGCGCGACGCGGCGCTGCACGGACGCACCGTCGACCGGATCGAGCGCATAGGCGACGAGGCGCTTCTTCTGCCAGGCACGCGGCACGTGCGCGCCGCCCGGCGCGGGTGCCGGTGCGCGAACCGGCCGCCGGCCCTGTTCGGCGAGCCACGCGTAAAGCGTGCCGTGGCGGGTGCGATCGGCATCGCCGGGGAGCACGTGTACCGCCGCATTGACGTGACGGTACGTGCGCGCGATCGCGTCCGACGGCACGACCAGCGCATCGGCACGCCGGATCGCGTCGTGCATCGCGGCCAGCCGGCGCGCGCTGCCGGCGACTTCCGGGCCATCGAGCGTGAGCGCGTCGAGCGGCCGGTCGAGATCGCAGACGACCGGCTTGCCGAGCGCGAACATCTGCTCGAGCGCGGGGCCCGACAGCAGGCTTGCGACCGCGCCGTGCAGGACGACGATGTCCGCCCGCTGGAGCGCGTCGAGGTCGATGCCGTTGCTGCCGACGGGAAAGTCCACGGCCCATTCGCGATCGAGCTGGCCGAACGGGGTGCCGAACCGCGCCGCGACGTGCGGGTGCGTGGCCGGTTCGGCGCAGACGACGGCCATGCGCCGCACTGCGCGCGCCGCTGCCGCCCGCGCGCCTGCCGGGCCACGCGAATCGGGCCGCGCATCGAGCGCGCTGGCATGGGCCTGGGTCTTGTCGACGAAGTGCCGCAATTGCCGCCAGAACGTTGCCTCTTCTTTCCGGTAGACGTCGCGCGCTTCATGCACGGTCGCTTTCGCGTGCGCGATTTCGCGCGGATCGAGTCCCCATGCGATGCCCTTGCCGCCCATCACCCAGCGCTCCGCGTCCGGCATCGACGCGTCGTTGAGGATGCACACGACCGGGCAGCCGCACAGCAGCGCTTCGAAGGCGATGGTGGACCACTCGTACAGGTACACGCATTCGACCCGGCGCAACAGTTCGGCGAGCTCGTGCGCGGAGCGCTCCGGCACGCGGCCGGAGATCTCGATGGATTCGGCCGTCGCCGGATGCAGGCTGCCGCCGCGGCGAAGGTGGCGGTTCAGGAAGACGGCCGTGCCGCTGCGAGTCGCGTCGTCGACGCCGTCGCAGTGGAAGATGCGCGTATCGACGAGCGGGATTCTCAGCAGGTCGGCCTGCCATCCGTCGGGCACGATCGTCGGCCCGAACGCGAACACGAGATCGGTCGGCGCCAGGTCGAGCGGGTTGCCGTTGATGCGGCCGGGTTCCGCGAGCAGATAGCGCGCGACACAGCGTGAACCGAACGGATTGCCCTCGACGATCTCGGGATACACGGCCACCGGGCTGCGGCCCGCTTCGAAGTGGGCCTGCGCGATCTCCTGCGTCAGCAACGGCGTGCGCAGCGCGGGATGCACTTCCGTGGTCTTGAGGTAGGCCTCGCAGCCGAGCAGGTTCAGCGCATGGCACAGGTAGTGCATCGCGCGCACGCCGCCCGACGTCTGCTTGTAGCCGGGCGCGGTGAGGTAGTACGGATGGTCGAGCGGCGCGAAGATGCGGGGCGAGTCGTTCATGGGACGAATGGCGAAAGGCGCGATGAAGGGCGGCGGGCGGCCGG